CTGAGGGCACTCCAGATAGCATTTGGGCCGCAATGCCAGAAAATAGACTTTCCAGTGTCGATACTAAACTCTTGTACGGATCAGCCACCGAAATCCCTCCTGACTTTGCTTTCTGCAGCAAGCTCTAGCTCCATCCGTCCCGGATTGCCCAATTGATGCCGCACCTTAGTTACGATAAGTTCTAAATTGTTCAAGCGAACGCGATCGCCCGCACGAACCGTATTGATGTCCAGCGCTGTGACCGATATAGTCTCTTGCATGCCGAGCAGCGTTTTGGCAGCAACCTTCCTGGCCTGCTCAACCGTCTCGATTTTGCTGTCCATGATCAGCTTTTGCAGCGTACCGTACTTCTCGATATCTTTTTCCATTACAGCCAGCGTCTTGGCTACTGCATTTTCACTTTCTTGAGAACCAATTACTTTGACCTTTGTAATTGCGCCTTCAAGCGTACGGTTTTGTGCCACTTCTTCAAGTGCACCTAGCTCCCAAATCGCCGAGTTGCCTCCAACCTCGAATAACTCAAGACCGCGACTGGTCATCCTTATCCGGTACATTGCGCCTCCCTTATCGACAGTTTCCTTCAAATCTTCCATAATCATCGATAAAATCGTTTGGCTGCGCTTGATATTGCGGACAAGTTTCTCTCGGGTATCCACAATATTCCCTACGGGGATTCCCCACGACATCGCATATTGCTTAATCCGCTCCGTCGCCGTTTGATTTCCTGGCATGAGGCGCTCGTCCTCTGATTTTGCAAGATAGATCGTTTTCTCATAAGCCGTAATATTGAGATGCTTGCGACCTGCATTGGAACTACGGCATTCCCATACAACGGCAGGATTCAATAGATTCTCTTTTTTCGTTTTACCAAAAGGTATACCTGCAATACGAATTTCCTGACCTGGAGTAATAATCGGCATATCGGGCGTAACGACTAGCTTAATGTTGGCACAGTAGGCAATCTCATTAAGCGACTCTTCCACTGAGAGACTCTCTACAAGCTCGCTCAGATCATACTTATTGGCAAATACAACCTCATAACTCATGGCATCACCAGCTTTTGACCAGGTCTGATTAAGTCCGGGTTACGCCCGATCACCTTCTTGTTGGCATTATAGATGTCCTGCCATTTCGAACTGCTTCCAAGCTCTCGCTTGGCAATCGCGGTCAGCGTGTCCCCCGACTTGACCACATATACTTTAGGCACTGGCTTTGTGTCAGGGCGGTTGGAAGCCCTTGACTTTTGCCCAATATTAATTCCCCGATAGGTGCGGAACGTAATGTCAAAATAGACATCGCCATCCTCTCCGCCTTTAAACGTCGAATCGTGTGCGGTGACATAAGCAGGCGTATTAATTATTGTCCCAGAAATTATCAATTGAATGGGCGTTTTCCTCATCAGGAGCGAGGTTAATCTGTTCATTGCAACCTGCGGATCCAGATGCTTTGTGGGATCGAACTGCTCCTTTAGATCCAGCCCCTCCTCTTCGCCTGCAGGATTCATTTGGCATCGGCAGTAGCTGCTATCATGCACTTTGGGAAAAAAAGAAGAGAAGGTAATTTCCTTCACCCTCTCCCCCTGAACAAGATCGATTTCTCCCAATGACAAAATCGTTGCCGTCTCAAACTGCCTCTCCCGTCGAATCCGTACCTCTTCAGGATTCACTGGAAAAATAAAATCCCCATCGATGGGGTCGCGGATAGTAAAGTCCATACTGGTTCACCTTCTTTCGAAACTAGACTAATACTGCGGACTTGTTTGTCATGGCTTGCTTCACAGCCAACGCAAATCTGTTGCCGACGTTCATCGATAGTTCGTCGTAGTTTATTTCAGTGCCTTGGATTGTAAGCTGAACAGCTCCTACTGGTAGATTTACGTTTATCGTTGAATTTTCTGAAGAACTTGGCACCAACAATGAAGAACTGCTTGAACTAGTTGTTGAATTTTTCGGATCTTTTGAGTAGCGAACTACTTGACCTGTGGATAAATAGCCATCTGCACCTGGTGCTATGTTAAATCTTTCGCCCTCAGAAAAAGAATCTCTCACTTGTTGTCTAATTTTTTTACGGAAATCAGCTTCTTCCTTTTTCTTTTCCATATAACCCATTAATAAGGAAAGCATAAAAAAGTCTGTTTTTCCTAATTTATCCTTATCTTTATTGAAAAACATATATGGAAGACTAAATGCTATTAATGGTAATGCTGATTCAGTTTTACCGAAAGCTTTGATAGGATCTTCTGCATATTCTCTTCCAACCTTTGCACCATATTCATAACCAGCAATTCCTCCAAGAGCTGTCCCACCTACTGGAAGAAGGGCAGTTCCGATAGCTTCCCCTACGATACTAAATATCAGGCTACCTATATATTCTCCAATCTTTCCTCTCCGTTCTTGAGCAGACTCTGTTGTCGCAATATCAACCCCACTTACGACTGCATCAACTGGCCTAAACAATTTTTCTAACAACTTATATCCGTACTTAAAAAGTTTTTCGTATTTAGGAACATCGGTAACATCAGGAACAATCCCTTTTTTAGTGTTTATCCAGTCCCGTAACTCCTTTGATGCACCCACAGAGTATAAGCCATATCCATTCATCGTCCACAGTTTATCAAACTCATTATTTTTTTTGGTAAGAGCATCTACCCAGTCGCTATCCCACTTAGATCGAAATTTAAAATTGGATCGCTCATCTTTAGAAGGAACATTTTCCTGAACTGGTGTACTTCTCATTCCTTTCAAATTTTCAGGCCTCAATAGATTGAATAATTCGGATCCTTTTTTAGGAATTTTCGTTATATCATCCTTAACAACCCTCAAAATACCACTTAAAATCTTGGAGCCATTTTTGACAAAATCAAGTGATAGAAGTTCCTTCGGTCCATTCCCAATAACCCCCATAACAGTCCTAAAACCATCTTCTATTTTCTTCAAACCTGGTAATCTGTCTGAGACATCTAGTTTTGAATTGGCCTCGGATACAGCTACTGATGACCCAAATATCTCCAATGATTGTCCCGCCATTCTATTAAACATTTCCTGAATCTTCTCAAGCTTGGGCGTGGCACGGTCAATCAACCCGATTATGGGAGCAGCCCGCATGCGACCAATTTTATCAATTTGGTTTTGAAGTCGTTCCAAATATTTATCCAGCGTCTTAAACTTTTGTTCCGTTCGTAACAAGCCGTCTGCATCAATCACAATCTCAGCTCGTTGTGTTGTCATCCTCTCACCTTCCTTTCCCTGCCAACATTTTGCTTTCGGCTTCCCACTCTAGCTCCATACTAGCCATCAGGAACAACTGCTCGCCGCGAGGCAGGTTCCAGAACTCTCCGGGGCGCAGGTGGTGGCGAACCCACAACGCATGAATCATGCCGGCGAGCGCCCCGGATCGGATTAGTTTTTTACATCTTCCAGTTCTGTATTAAAGCCGGACAAGTCAAGCACAACATCGCCCAGAGCTGAAAGCTCGCCCGCAAGCAAAATACGCTTGATTACTTCCTCGGCACTACTGGCCGAGAACTTGGTCAGAAGCTGCGGATTACCCCAGTTTGGACTCACGGTCGAAGCAGCAATGAGCGACACATTGAACATTTCCTCATCCATATGTGAGATTGTCTGCCCCCGCTTCTCCTTGCGCTCCGTACAGCGTTCGCGAATGCTGAACACTTGTTTGCCTGTCAGGCCACGCAGCTTAACCGGAATGTCCAGCCGCTCCAAGCGAACGGCACGTTCAGGAAGCGTATCTGCGCCCAGAAGGCGCTGCAAAATCTGTTCTTCCGTCAATTGTTCGAAAGACATGTTTTCGTTCCTCCTCTTCTTAATTGGCTACGATCGGATCAAGCAGACGATATCCTTCGAAGGTGAACGCAGTCTCCTCCGTCACTTCCTCGCCGGCCGTCCAGTTCGCCAGTTGAATTTTGTCAGGAACGCAGTTGATCAGCTCGATGCGTTCGAAGCCGTAAGACTCCGGATCGGACAGCTTGTTAATGATGTTAAACTTCACGAAGCCGCGGCTGATCATATCGCTGGTCAGCTTATAACCACTCATCGTCCCCGTGCCCTTCTTCGTGCCGAGCTTATGAACGGTCCATTCCTGTCCCGCCAGCTTCAGCTCGCGCTTCTCCACCTCGACGGAGGCTTCCAGCTTGTTGATGTTCGTCTGCCACACCCCGTCGATAAACACTTGCCCGTACGTACCCAAAATCGCTCTTGTCGGATCCATCATGTTCCTCGTTCCCCCTTATCGCACGATAAACGTGCTGAAAAT